CCCCCACCTCCTTATCGTGCTCCTGATACTTTACATAGTAGAAGTTTTGCTACAATTCAAGATTTAATATCTGAAGGTGAGATAGAAGGTTTTGCTAGTGCATCAAAAGAAGGTCTTTCAAAAGGTACAACTGCATACGACAACGCAAGCCTAAAAGATGTATTTCTTGATGACACTCCAATACTTGCTGCTGATGCTAACAGTGCTAACCCAAGTGAAGAAAAGTTTAATTTTAAAAATGTAACTTTTAAATCTAAGTTTGGAACGTCAAACCAAACTGCAATGAGTGGTATTCCTGCTGAAAGCAGATCACCTACTGCTGTTGGAGTTGAGGTAGAAAATGATGACTTAGCTACTACTTGGACAGTTGTTAGGACAGAAAACAATGATGGTAGCGTTACAATTAGTGGTAAAAATTATACAGTTAATCAAATAGTTAAATCTGGTAATGATGCAGCTAGTGACATAATTGTTTTTAAATGTACAACAGCAGGACAAGCTGGCACTACTGAACCTGCTGCTTTTTTAACTGCTTCTATTGGACAGACAATTACTGATGGTGGGGTTACATGGACTGCACAAACTGTTGGATTAAGTGGTTCAGTAACTAGACAGATTACAAATACAGATGTAGATGCAGTTATTGTTACTTTAACTTGGCCTCAAATACAAGTTTTAGAAGATGATGGAGATGTTAGAGGAGATAAAGTTAAATATGCAATTCAAGTAAGAAATGACTCTAATGCTTTCGAGACTAAGATTGAAGCAACTGTTAGTGGTAGAACTGCTGATGCTTATGCTAGAGATCATCGAATAGAGTTAACGAGTGGATTTACTACTGTAGATGTAAGAGTTCTTCGGATTACACCAGATAGCACAGATACTCAAAGGGTAAATTCTTTTGATTTTACAAGTATTCAAGAAGTTATTGATAATAATTCAACCTATCCAAATAGTGCTTATGTTGCTCTTCGACTAGATAGTAAACAATTTGATCGTGTTCCTACAAGAAAATATAGGATTAGAGGTGTAAAAGTAAGAATACCAGGAGCAGGAGCTAATAATTCTGGTACACCTACTGTTGATCTTCAAACAGGCAGAATACAGTACCCAACTGGCTATATCTTTAACGGAGTTATGGGTGCAGCAGTTTATTGTAACTGTCCAAGTATGGTGCTACTCGACCTTCTCACAAACACAAGGTACGGTCTGGGAGATCACATAACTGACAGTAATTTAGATTTATTTAGTTTCGTAGCTGCCAGTAAATATGCAAACGAAGAAGTAGATGATGGAACAGGTGCAGGTACAAAAGAAGCTAGATTTAGTTGCAATGTAAATATTCAGAGTCCTAAAGAAGCATTTGCAGCGATAAATGATTTAGCTGGTGTTATGAGATGTATGCCTATTTGGTCTGCTGGTTCAATCACAATAGCTCAAGATAAAGAAACATCAGCAGGTTATTTATTTAATTTAGCCAACGTAGGTGAAGAAGGCTTTGTTTATTCAGGTAGTAGTTTAAAGACTAGACATAGCGTTGTTTCTGTAAGTTACTTCAACATGGACTCTAAAGAGGTTGACTTTGAAGTAGTAGAAGATGCAACAGCAATATCTAAACTTGGAACGATAGTAAAACAGGTGAAAGCATTTGCCTGTACTTCTCGGAATCAAGCTGCAAGACTAGGCCGTGCAATACTTTTTGCTGAACAAAATGAAAGTGAAACAGTTACATTTTCAACTTCAATAGATGCAGGAGTTGTAGTAAGACCTGGTTCTGTTATTGCAATAAACGATCCAGTAAGAGCAGGAGCTAGAAGAGGTGGTCGTGTAGTATCTGCAACTACTACAGAAATAACTATTGACGCTGCTGCACAAACAACTTTACCTGCTCCAAATGACAACCCAACTATCAGCGTTATTTTAGGTGATGGAACAGTTGAAGTAGGTGTTATTTCTAACATGGCAAGCCCTATTATTACTGTTAATAGTGTTACGAAACCAGATGGAACGACTGCTTCTGCTTTTTCATCAGCACCACTAGCAAATTCTCCTTATCTTATTTCAAGTACTACGTTACAAACTCAATTATTTAGAGTTATTCAAGTAGAAGAACAAGACGATATTAACTATGTAATTACAGCTTTATCGTATGTCGAAGGAAAATATAATTTTATTGAAAACGGAACTGCGTTACCTACAAGAACAATATCTATATTAAACACACCTGCATCTCCTCCAAGTGCTTTAACAGTTACAGAGAAAACAGTTGTTATAAATAGTATTGCTAGAAGTAAATTAATTATTGATTGGCAACCAGTACAAGGGGTCACACAATACCTTGTTAATTACAAGCTAGAAAATGGTAACTATGTTTCTCAGGTCGTATTTAGTAGTGATATTGAAATACTGGATACTGTAAAAGGTACTTATGAAATTCAAGTATTTTCTTATAATGCAGGTTTAGAATTATCTTCTCAATTTACAAGCACGACTTTTGTTGCACAAGGTAAAACAGCATTACCAGAAAATGTATCTGGCTTAACTATAGAACCTATTAATGAACAGTTTGTAAGACTTAGATTTACACAGGCTACAGCAATAGATGTTTTGCATGGTGGTCGAGTTTATGTAAGACATACAAACCAAACTGGAAATGCTGCAACCTTCCAATCAGCCCAAGATATTATTGAAGCAGCAGCAGGAAACGTAACCGAAGTTATAGCACCTGCATTAGCTGGTACTTATCTTCTTAAATTCCAAGATGATGGAGGTAGGTTTAGTGATGCAGCAACTAAAGTAAACTTATCTCTTGTAGATATTCTCGATTCTATAACTGTTAAGACCGATAGAGAAGATACTGACGGAACACCTTTTAATGGAACTAAGTCCAATGTTCAATTTGATAGCTCTAAAGGTGGGCTTGTTCTTACCGATCCAAGTTCAAATGCCACTGGAACGTATGACTTTGTAGATACTCTTGATCTCGGTGGTACATTCTCACTTGTCTTAAAAAGGCATTTTAGTGGTGAAGGATTTTACACAAGTGATTTATTTGATAGAAGAACTGATTTGATAGATACCTGGACAGACTTTGATGGAGCAACTGCTAATGATGCAAACGCAAGAATAGCTGTACGAACTTCCACAGATATGAGTTCATACTCTGATTTCAATGATTTTGCCAATGGAACTTTTAAAGGCAGAGGATTTCAATTTAGAATTACTCTCAATACAAATGATGTTGCACAGAATATGAATCTTCAACAGGCAGGTTACACAGCAACTATGCCATCTAGAACAGAACAATCTGCTGTCATTGCATCTGGAGCAGGAGCAAAAGCAGTTACATTTACCGCACCATTTTTTGTTGGAACGTCTGCACTCGGTAATCTAAATAACTTCTTACCATCTGTTAATATTTCTCCTCAAAACATGGCAACAGGAGATTATTTTGAACTCAGCAGTATATCTGGAACTGGCTTTACAGTTCACTTCAAGAACTCAAGTAATGCTAGTATTAACAGGAACTTTACCTACAGTGCTGTTGGTTTCGGCAAAGGAGGGTAACATGGAGAAAAATAGTATTTAATTGTGGCTGACGTAACGAACTACACTATTGAAAATGCTTCAGGAGCAAATGTAAGAACTGATCTTAATAATGTTTTTGCTGCGATCCAATCAAATAATTCTAAATCTTCTGATCTAGCTACAAGTCAATGCGTAGCTGGTATGACTTTTTTAAATACCACATCAAATATATTAAAAATTAGGAATAGTTCAAATAATGGTTTTACAGAAATAGGAAGTATAAATAGTGATAACTTAGGTTTGTTGCCAAGAGCAGGTGGCACAATGACAGGAGTTTTAAAGATTGATGACTCCAACAGTGCTTCCACTCCTGCCCTAAGTTTCGACACAGATCCAGATACAGGATTATTTAGAAAAGCTGCTAACAAAATAGGATTAAGTACAGGTGGTGCAGAGCAAATGTTTTTTGACTCTGATGGTATTACTTTGCAGTTACAAAATAACCTTAGATTTGCTGATTCTGATAGCTCGCATTACATAGGTTTTTCTGCACCAGGTACTATTTCTAGTAGCTTTACTTTAACCTTACCTGCTACAGACACACCAGTTGCAGGATACGCTTTAGTATCCAATGGATCTGGGACACTAAGTTGGGGTGTAGCTGGCGGTGCAAGTCAAGGTATATTTTGGGAAAACGATCAAACAATTACAAGTAATTACACAATCACAAATGGTAAAAATGCTGGCAGCTTTGGCCCAATTACTATACAATCAGGAGTAACAGTTACCGTTGGATCTGGTGAAACTTGGACAGTTGTTTAAATTATGAGCCAATTAAAAGTTGACAGTATAGTTCCAAGAGGCGGTTTACCTAGTGGTGCAACTGGTGGTGGAATAATACAAACAGTTAGAATTTCAACTCAGACTCAATATGATTTTAGCAGTTCGACATATACAGACACTGATGTCACAGCATCAATAACTCCATCTTCAACAAGTAGCAAAATACTTGTAAAATGTGCTTTATGTACTAGAGCTTACGCTACTAACTCAACATCTTTAGGAATACAGTTAAAACGTGGTTCTTCAGTTATTTATTCTAATAATGAGTATCATTGGCACTCTGTTAACGCTGCAATAAATTTATATTATCAATCTTATTTTGAATATTTAGATAGCCCTTCTACTACATCTTCCACAACATATACTGTTGCAGGTGCAAGATATAGGACTTCAAACGGAACACAAAGGGCTGGTATAAATGCAGTTGGCGGACAAGCTTCATTTATGATATTACAAGAGGTTACACCATGATTATTAATACCGATTTAGCAATCCAATCTTTATTGCCTAATGCAGAATTTGTTGTTGTTAATGACACAACTATTATTTGGCACTCTAAGGATATAGCACAACCAAGTGATTCTGAAATTGCAGCAGAAAAAACAAAACTTACTAATGCAGAACCTATGAGACTGCTTAGAATAGAACGTAACGCAAGGTTATTAGCTTGTGATTGGAGAGCTTGTTCTGATGTAACTCTTTCAGATGCTTGGAAAACATATCGTCAAGCATTAAGAGACTTGCCAGCCTCTGCATCACCTAAACTTGATAGTTATGGTGAATTAGATTTATCCTCTGTTACCTTTCCTACTGAACCATGAGTACTTTAGCCGTTGCCACAATTAAAAGCATTTCTTCTGGAGCACCAGTATTCCAAAATACAAGTGGAGTTGAAAAGGGTCAACTATGCAAAGCATGGATTAATTGTGGTAACGATGCAGATATAAATGACGATTTTGGTTTTTCTAGTGTCACAGATCATGGTACTGGATTAACTGAATTTCACTTTAGTACAGCTATGGGTAACGCAAATTATTGCGTAGTTGGTGCACACGCTCAAGATAATAGAACAAACCCAAGTAAATTTTGGTGGGTTGATGTAGACGAGCAAGGAACTGGTAGTTTTAGAACTGTAGTAAATACAGCAACAGGTGGTATAGCTAATTTAGGTAAGTACTACTGTGCTGTTTTTGGAGATTAGTTATGTCAACACTTAAAGTAAATCAAATTCAAGATGCAAGCGGTTCTAACGGTTCAACAGCAGAACAAATTCAGCAGGGAAGAGCAAAAGCATGGGTTCGATTTAATGGATCTGGTACAGTATCTATTACAGACAGCTTTAACGTAAGTTCAATGACAGATCATGGAACTGGATCTTATGAGCATCATTTTACAACAAATATGGCAAATGCTAATTATGTAGCTATGGCTAATGCTGGAAGATTTGCTCATTGTGGCGGTTCTGCTGGTAGTTACACAACATCAAGTTTTAGAGTTGCTGTTGCAAACTTACAAGGTAATGCTGAAAATAGATCCGTAATTCATGCAATAGTTTTTGGCGATTAGTAGAAGAACATATATAATAAAATAAAAAACTTATGGCTAATTCTGATAAAAGATTTATTTATCAAAATGACGAAGGTGGTATTTCTATTGTCATTCCAGCAGATAATTGTAATTTAACATTAGATCAAATAAAAGATAAAGATTGCCCTAGTGGTAAGACAGTTTATACTGTTGATAAGTCTGCAATTCCTACAGATAGGAGTTTCAGAGATGCTTGGACTTACACGGAGTAAAACATGGGATTTGGAGTTGACATGGCGAAAGCCAGAGAAATTCACAAAACAAATATCAGAACGGCAAGAGAACCAAAACTTGCAGAACTTGATATTGAATTTCAAAAAGCGTTAGAAACTGGTGCTTCTACTACAGATATAGTTGCTAAAAAACAAGCATTAAGAGATGCTCCTGCTGATTCAGGAATAGCAGCAGCTTCAGATACAGATGCTCTTAAAGCACAATGGAAAACTGATATACTAGGCACATCTCCATATAGCTAATGGCAATCACTCCTGGCACATATAATATGACTGTCCAGAGAAGGGCAGATCATAGTATTCAACTTGTGTTCAAGGATAATAACGATACTGCAATAAATTTAACTGGATTTACTGTTGCTGCTCAAGTTTGGGACGAGCCACGATCCAATAAATATGCCGACTTTGCTGTAACTTATACTAATCGGGCTACTGGAACGGTAGACATCGCACTTACTGATACACAGACAGGAACATTTACTCCAGATGTTTTAAAATATGACGTTGCTCTTACAAATGGAAGTGGATTAAAAGAATACTATTTAGAAGGTACTATATTTGTATCAGAGGGCTATACAGCATGACTTCTGTAAATGTTACAACCACCAAAAATACTGTTACAGTAAATGAAGGTGATACTACCGTTGTTACTGTAGCCACTCAGGGTCCACAAGGGCCAGTTGGTTTCCAACTAGAGGATACCAATAAAGCAGATGGTTCTGTCATTTACTATGACTCAAGTTCTGCTACATTTAAAGCAGACGCAACTACTACTAAACTTACACTCGTTAATGGAGGAAACTTCTAGGCCATGTCTAACACTATTCGCATAAAAAAGAGAGCAGCTAGTGGGTCGGCTGGTGCTCCTTCAAGTTTATCTCCTTCAGAATTAGCGTTTAACGAAAATGACCTGAAACTATATTACGGTTTTGGTGATGATGGTTCTACTCCTCCTGCTGCAAGTTCAATAATTACTATTGGTGGTTCTGGTGCGTTTTTTAATAAGACAGATACAAGAAGTGCAAATGCAATACTAGCTGGCCCGACCTCTGGATCTGCTGCTGCACCTACATTTAGGTCACTCGTTGCCAGCGATATTCCTTCTATAACTCACTCGAAGGTCAGTGATTTCGATACAGGTGTAAGAACCAATAGACTTAATGAAATGGCAGCACCTAATGGTGCGGTTAGTTTTGCGAGCCAAAAGATAACAAACTTAGCAGACCCTACTGCTGATAATGATGCTGCTAACAAAGGCTATGTAGATGGAGTCGCCCAGGGATTAGATATAAAAGATTCAGTTCAAGCAGCGACAACAGCAAATATAACAATATCTACTGCTCTTAATAATGGAGACACAATAGATGGAGTTACTCTTTCTACAAATGATCGAGTATTGGTCAAAAACCAAAACACAGCTTCAGAGAACGGTATCTACAAAGTCGGGTCTTCACCAGCAAGAGTTGATGATTTAGCTGCTGGTGCTGACGCTGCTGGTGCTTTTACTTTTGTTGAATCTGGAACTGTAAACGGAGATAACGCTTTTGTTTGTAGTTCCGATAAAGGATCTGCTGTTGTTGGAACGAATAACCTTACCTTTGTTCAGTTTTCAGGAGCAGGGCAAGTCATAGCTGGAAATGGACTTGATAAATCTGGTAATACTCTTTCTGTTGATTTAAAAGCTAATGGTGGTTTAGTTATTGAATCTACTGAAATCGCTGTTGATCTTGGTGCTAGTTCTATTACAGGAACTTTAGCGGTATCTGATGGAGGTACAGGATCAACTTCAGCCTCTGGTGCGAGAACAAATTTAGGTTTAGTGATTGGCACAGACGTTCAAGCCAACTCAGCCAAGCTAACAGAATTAGCGACCATGAATCAAAATACTGCTAATGCTTTGGCAGATTTGACGAATACAGAAGTCCAGATTCTTGACGGAGCTACAGTAACCACCGCACAGTTGAACAGGTTAGATGCAACATCTAGCGTACAGACTCAATTAGATGCAAAACAACCATTAGATGCTGAATTAACAGAATTAGCAACAATGGGTTCTAATACAGCAAGTGCTTTGGCTGATTTAACACAATCTGAAGTTCAAATTCTTGATGGAGCAACCGTTACTACAGCACAACTGAATAGAGTAGATGCTACATCTAGTATTCAAACTCAATTAGATAATAAACAGCCTTTAGATGCTGATTTAACTGCTCTATCTAGTTGTCAATCTGGTGCTGCTGCTGCATTAGCTTTATTAACATCTACTGAAGTAGCAATTCTTGATGGAGCGACTTTATCGACTGCAAATCTGAACGTCCTAGATGGCATCACTGCAACGACCAATGAGTTGAACATTATGGACGGAGGTACATCTGCAACCTCAACAACTCTTGCAACAGCAGATCGTATGGTTATGAATGACAACGGAACGATGAAACAGGTTGCCTTGTCTGATTTGGTTACATTTTTAGAAGATGGTTCTACTTCTGGGTTCGACATTAATGGAGGCACCTACTAAAATCAAATCATAGGGAGGTGAACCAATGGCAAATACAATTAAACTTAAGACAGGAAGCGGTAGCGATCCAAGTGCTAGTGATTTAATTGTTGGTGAAATAGCTATCAGGACTGATTCTGGTAAGTTATTTACAAAGAAAGATAACGGAACTGTAGCTGAAATATCTGGTAGTGGTGGAGGAAATCCACTTACTGATGGAGACAAGGGTGATATTACTGTCAGCAATGGTGGCGATACTTTTACTATTGATAGTGGGGTTGTAACATCAGCCAAGATAGCAGACGGAACTATTGTCAATGCTGATATAAGCGGAAGTGCAGCGATAGCTGGATCAAAGCTACAGGCTGCTGGATTAGTCAACGCTGGCTCAATGTCGGCTGCTAACTTCAATAAATTAGCTGGCATTGAAGCTAATGCAACTGCTGATATGACAGGATCAGAGATTCTATCCACTATCTCTGGTGAAAATATAATTCTTGGCGAAATATCTTCTACTGGTAACTCAAGTTTTGCTGGCAACGTAACAATATCTTCCAGTGATGGTGGTAGTGCTGCTGCACCAGAATTAGATTTATACAGAATTAGTGCATCACCAGCAGATGCAGATTATCTTGGACAGATTAAATTTAGTGGTGAAAGTGATGATGGAAGCAAAGAACTTTATGCAAAGATTACAGGTAAGATAGGTGATGCTAGTTCTGGAACTGAAGATGGAATTATTGAAATTGCACACAGAAAAGCAGGGTCAAATAATATTTCTGCAAGATTTACAAGTGAAGCACTAAAACTAATAAATGGAACAAATTTAGAATTTCCTGATAATGGAACAATAAAACTTGGAAATAGTGATGATTTACAAATTTTTCACAATGGAACGAATAGCATAATTCAAGATTCTGGGCAAGGTAATTTAGAATTACATGGAGAAAATGTAGCTATAAGAAGTGCTAATGGTGGCGAAGTTTTAGCAGGGTTTACAGTAAATAGCTCAGTTCAACTATATTTCAATAACAACAAAAAGCTAGAAACCAGTAATACGGGGGTAGATATTACAGGAAATTTAGTAATATCAGGCTTAGTTGATGGGGTTGATATTGCAGCCAGAGACACATTATTTGGTGGCTTAACCTCTAGCTCTGGTGTATTAACTGACGGAGTAACGGCAACGACCCAATCTGCTGGAAATAGCACAACAAGAGTTGCTACAACAGCATTTGTTTCTACTGCCATATCAAACTTAGTCGATTCCGCACCTGGTACGTTAAATACACTGAATGAGCTTGCAGCAGCTTTAGGTGATGATGCTAACTTTTCAACAACAGTTACAAACTCAATAGCAACTAAAATGCCTTTGGCTGGCGGTGAATTTACAGGCAATGTTATTTCTCACAATATTACACCTGATACTGATAGCATTAGATTTTTAGGTTCAAACGGTTTAAGGTTTTCAAAAGTATTTGCAGATGTTTATGAAGGAAGTGGAGCTAATTTAACAAATCTACCCTCACAAACTGATAACAATTTTACAGACGCAGATCATAGTAAACTTGATGGTATTGAAGCTAATGCGACTGCCGATCAGACAGCCTCAGAAATACTTACACTAATCAAAACTGTAGATGGAGCAGGGTCGGGGCTAGACGCAGACACTCTAGATGGTGTAAGTTCTGCCAGTTTCTTAAGGTCAGATGCCGATGATTCAATATCAGGATTTTTAACTATTACAAATGATAGTGGTCTTAGAGTTAGATCAAGTACTAACGCTGCTGGAGCAAAGATTAATTTCAGCGATCATGCTAGTAGTAGTTACGCACAAAACGGAACATTAACCTACAAACACCAAGACGGCCATATTACTACCACAGGTGGTTCTAGTAATGATGGTTGGGTTTTTGAAGGAAGCGAGACTAGAACTGTTGTTAAAGTTGTTGGAGATATTGAAGCAACATCAAATATTTATGGTGCTGGTGCAAATATAACAGCACTTAACGCAA